ATGCTCAACAACACCAAAGGCGGCGACATTGTGCTGGACTCTTTTGGCGGCAGCGGAACAACCATGATTGCCGCGGAAAAGAATGGGCGTCGTAGCTATTTGATGGAGCTTGACCCGAAGTATTGCGACGTTATAGTAAAGCGCTGGCAGGAGTTCACTGGCAAGGCAGCAACCCACGCAGAATCGGGAATTCCTTTCGATTCAATGACTAACACTTTGACGCAATAAAAATGCTACCGCACGAGCCAACCGATAAAACACGTGGACAGGTCCAACAGGCCAGCGGTCTCGGCTTGCCGCACGACCAGATTGCTGCGTTGATCGGCATCAGCGACGTGACGCTTCGCAAGTATTACGGCACCGAGCTGGCGCTCGGGAAGGCGACTGCCTGCGCTAACATGGCCAAGACCCTATACAACAAGGCGTTGATGGGCGACACCACAGCGATGATCTGGTGGACCAAAGCCCAGATGGGTTGGGGTGAGCGCAATACGACCGTTCTGAGCAATCCAGACGGCTCGCCGGTTGAGGGCATCAAGGTCACATTCGTTAAGCCCAGTGAGTGAAGATTGAAGCGGTTCCCATGACGCTCAAACTGGCTGGCGAATATGTCACCGGCTGGCATCGTCACAATAAAGCGCCACAGGGCGGTATGTACGCAGTCGGAGCGAGTTACAACGGCGACATTGTTGGCGTTGCAATCGTTGGCAGACCCGTTGCGAGGCGATTGGCAGACGGCAAGACGCTGGAGGTCACCAGGGTCTGCGTCGTGGATCACAGCCCCAAAGGAACGTGCAGTTTTCTTTACGCTCGGTGCTGGAAGGCAGTCAAGGCTCTTGGCTGGTCCAAATTGATCACTTACACATTGCAAGCCGAGTCTGGTGCCAGTTTGCGTGGCGCTGGCTGGAAGCTGATTGCTGAACTGCCTGGCGGCAGACAAGGTTGGTTGACTCGGCCAAACCGATCAATCCAATCGGTCATTGAGCATCCCAAATTTAGATGGGAGGTTCAATGAATGAACTTGATAATGCCATTGCCAATGCCGAGTTTCCTGAGAAACTATCGGTTCTTTTTGACAAGCATCGGTATAAGGTAGCGTATGGCGGTCGAGGTGGCGGCAAGTCTTGGGCGATTGCTCGAGCGCTGCTAATCATCGGCGCATCAAAGCCCACTCGCATTCTTTGCGCTCGGGAATTCCAGACGTCAATCCGTGATTCGGTGCATAAACTATTATGCGACCAGATCGAATCATTGCGATTACATGGGTTCTATGAAATAACCCAGATGTCAATCAGAGCTAAGAATGGCTCTGAATTCTTCTTTGTTGGACTAAAGAATAATGTATCCAACATAAAATCATTCGAAGGTGTTGATGTATGTTGGGTCGAGGAGGCCCAGTCAGTTTCTCGAATGTCATGGAATGTTCTAATCCCGACAATCCGTAAACAAGATTCAGAGATCTGGATCAGCTTTAACCCGGAGCTGGAGACTGATGAGACGTTCCAACGCTTTGTCGTGCATCCTCCTGCTGACTGTGTTGTCACTAAGATCAACTGGTCCGACAACCCTTGGTTTCCCGAAACCCTGAGAGCTGAGAAGGATGCGCTGAAAGAGCGGGACGTCGAGGCTTACAACACCGTCTGGGAGGGCATATGCCGGCAGACCGTGGACGGTGCTGTGTTTGCCAGGGAGATGCAGGACGCCGAGCTTCAGGGGCGCATTGGACGGGTTCCATTCGATCCTAGCAAGCCTGTTCACGCCGTATTTGACCTTGGATGGTCTGATGCCACTGCGATTTGGTTTCTCCAGTTTGTCGGCATGGAAACGCGGCTGTTGCGTTACATGGAGGACAATCAAAAAACAATCAGCTATTACCTAGCGCAATTGCAGACGTTTGGATACCATTACGATACGTTGTGGCTACCGCACGACGCTGAGAACAAAACGCTTGCTGCTGCTGGCAAATCTATTGAGGAAATTGTCAGGGCGGCGGGATACAAGACCCGAATCATTCCGAGAGTGCCAATTGCTGATTCCATCAATGCTGCGAGAACTATTTTCAACAACTGCTGGTTCGACCGAGAAGCCTGCGCAGAAGGTCTTACCTGTCTGCGCCATTACCGCTACGAAGTCGACGCAGAGACGGGTGGATTCTCAAAATCACCACTTCATGACCATTATTCGCACGGCGCAGATGCGTTTAGATACATCGGACTGATGGTCAACGAACCAAAGCAACGCAAGAAGCAACAAACGTTCACACTACCTACGAATTGGATGAGCTAATTATGGCGAGCTATCAAAACGACGGCGAAGATTCACGCATTGCAAGCGCGATGCAATTCCTCCGGCTGGCGAGCGAAGCCGATAGCGTCAATCGTAGCGATGCGCTGGACGATCTGCGCTTTGTCAGCGGCGATCAATGGCCGGTGGAGATCCAGAACAGTCGGAACCTCGAAGCCAGGCCGTGCTTGACGATCAACAAGCTCGATGCCTATTGCCGGCAGATCGCCAACCAGCAGCGCCAGCAGCGTCCTCGAATCAAGGTCCATCCGTGCAACAGCTATGCAGACAAGGAAACAGCCGAGGTTGTCGAGGGTATCTGCCGGCACATTGAGATCAACAGCGACGCCGATAGCGCCTATGACAAGGCGTTTGAGTACGCCGTTCGCATGGGTTGGGGCTACTGGCGCGTGGTCACCGACTACACGTCTCCTGAGTCGTTTGATCAAGAGATTTACATTGAGTCAATCGAAAACCCGTTCAGCGTCTACTTCGATCCCAACAGCACGGCGCTGGATGGTTCCGATCAAGAGAAATGCTTGATCACGACGATCATGAGCAAGGAGAAGTTTCGGGATTTGTACCCAGACGCCGACGATGGCGGCAGCTTTAGCGCTCGAGGTGGCGGCGATAGCAACCCTGAGTGGGTAACCAAGGAAGACATTCGGATTGCCGAATACTTTTACATTGAGCGCACGCCGGCAAAGCTCTACTTGCTGAACGACAAGTCACGCTTGTTCAAAGACCAGCTCCCGAGCAAAGAGTTCATGGCTGCGAATGGTCTCGAGATTGTTGGCGAGCGGGATAGCTACAAAAAGGTAGTCAAGTGGGTCAAGCTCACGGCGATGGAAATCCTCGAGGAGCGGGACTGGCCAGGCAAGTACATTCCGGTTGTGCCGGTCTATGGCGGTCGGATCGTCATTGACAGCAAGTCAATTAAGTACGGTCTAGTGCGCTATGCCAAGGACCCCCAGAAGATGTACAACTTCTGGCAAACGAGCATGACCGAGGCGATTGCCCTGGCGCCAAAAGCCAAGTGGCTGCTGGCCGAGGGCCAGGACGAGGGCCACGAGACTGAGTGGGCGGCGGCAAACATCAAAGCCACGCCGGTATTGCGATACAAGCAGACCGACATTGAAGGTCGGATGGCGCCGGTTCCAACGCGCTTGCAACCCGAGCCACCGCCTGCTGGAATCATGGCTGCGGCAGAGTCGGTCAGCAACGATCTGCAACAGGTCGTTGGCGTCTTTGATCCAAGCCAATTGCCGACCGGCAACATCAGCGGCAAGGCGCTGAACGGTCAGCAACAGCAAGTGGACATGACGAATTATCATTACTACGATAATTTGACCAAATCCATTGCCCAGACTGGCCGGATCATCTTGGATCTGGTGCCAAAAATCTACGACTCCGAGCGCGTGATGCGGATCATCGGCGTCGATGGCAAGCCAGACTTGATCACCATCAACGCAGCCTCCCAAGTTGGGAGAGTTTTGAACGACGTGACGGTTGGCGAGTACGACGTCTCCATGGACACGGGTCCTGGCTACGCATCAAGGCGCATCCAAGCGGTCGAGGCAATGATGCCGCTCATTGGCGCAAGCCCAGAGCTGTTCCAGGCTGCTGGCGATCTGGTATTTAGGCAGATGGATTTCCCTGGTGCCGAGATCATTGCTGACCGGCTTGCAGCAGTGAACCCATTGGCGCAGATTGATGAGAAGTCAGATATACCGCCACAGGTCCAGATGCAGCTCGCACAGGCCAATCAGCAAATGCAGATGATGCAGCAGCAGATGCAAGCGATGCAGCTCGAGATCAACAACCGTAGCCAGGTGGCGCA